ACCGTCGCTTTTTGCAGGCACTACAGGTGCTGTTGTAGGGCTTCAGCAACAGTAAGTGGTGCCAGTTTGGTGACACTTTTAGCTAAAAATACGCCAATCTACGCCAAGCTGCGCCAAGGGTTGTTTGTAAGTCATTGATTTTATTAGCCTCAATTACGGCTACGCCAACCTGCGCCAATAGCGGTGAGAATTCAAATCTCTCTACCCCGACCACTTAACTTACTGATTTATATAGCTTTTTTATTCTGTAAATTATTTTGGTGCCAGTTTGGTGACAGTAAAAACAGTTTATTTAAGTGACCGCATGATTTCTTCTTGCGCTTTTGTCTCCTCTGCATCTACCCAATTTGCATAGGTCGTGAAGAACATTTGCAGCGAGTGGCCTAAAATTTTTGCGCAATAACCTGGCTTCATTCCCGCCGCCAGCATCCTGCAAGCTGCACCGTGGCGCACGTTGTACGGGTTGCGGTATCGCACTCCGGCCTCCTTTAAGGCGCGCACAAATCGCTCGTTGAATACACGCGGCTTTAAGTATGGCTTGCCGTACTGTGTGAGTAGCAGGTGATCGTTTCGCATATCAGTAACGCGGCTTGATATGAGGGCCGAAACCTGGGGCGGTAGTGGCACCTGACGCTCAGAGCCTGTTTTTGTCGTGCCGTCGTTGCCCTCTACGCGCGACTTGTTGACGTGTATGTAACCGCCGCGAATATCTTGGCGTGTCAGGGCAATTACCTCGCCAGGGCGCAGCCCGCAATACCAGCGCAGCGCAAAGAATAATTTGTCGTCTTGGCTGAGCAGCGGCATCACCGCGTCCATCTCTTCTTGCGTAAACGGATCGATCTGCACCTTGGTTTTTGACTTGCGGGTAAAAGCCCGCGACACAGCTTTCGTTGGGTTGTGGTCTATGTATTCGTTTTCGATGGCCATTTCCAGCACGCTGCTACCTGCGCTGATTACTTCTCGGATGTACTTAGGCGAACGCCCCTGGTCGCGCATGTCGTTTACAATTTCTTTGACGTGCTTCTGCTTTATCTGAGTCAGTAAATGCCGGCTAAGTTTTGGCATCCAATAAAGCTGCAGCCGGCTCTTAATCGCGCGGTGCGATGACGGCTTGCCGTGACGGATCTCGTCAAGTTTGTCTTGGGCCATTTCGCCAAATGTTGGCATGGGCTGCCATTCTGTGGCTTCTTCGCGGCCCTCTGCGAATGCTTGAATCTTGCGTGCGCGAATGCGCTGCGCCGATGCTATACCAGTTGGGTTATATGTGATCGGGAGCGTTTCTGTTCGCCTGACGCTGCCCTCCCACCATCGTATCTGGCACTTTCCGCGCTTGTTGTAGACGCCGGTTGCTCGCTCGTTTGCCATATCGTTATTGCCTCCAGGTTGTAGACAGTCGTGTTGGCTGGGTCAGTGCAATAGTGAACACCTTGCTGCCAGCATTGCAAGCGGCGGTGTTTGATCTGATTCTTAGTGTAGCCGAGGGTTTCGGTTAGCTTTGCCTCGGTAATCATTTGCGCAGCCCCGACAGGGGTACGTCAGCTTCAAGCATGTTCTGCTCAACAACAGCACTGCGCGGACGTGTTTCCACTGGCTCGTCCTCGTATTCAATTAACATCTCCAAAAAATGTATCGCCTTGCGTAGATCTTCGACGCCGCCTTTGTCTCGCCAGCGGCTGACGTACTTGATCACGCAGCCCTCGGCAAACCTAATGCCGTTTCGCATGATGTACTCCGCTGGTTGGATGGCCATCTCTCGGTAGTGTTTCCCGCCAACTTGCCTATCGAGGGCGTTTGTCATCTTCTTGCCGCCTTACTAGTTCGTATAAATGATGCGCCGCCCACAACCGATCTGCCGGTATGCCAAACAGCAGCGCCTTGTTTTCGATCTCTTCCTCAGTTAAACGCGACGCGCGGAAGACAGGCTCCAGCCGATCCAACGCGTTACTGACCTCCCAGTTGCGGTTAACCATTATGGGTGCTGCCTGCCAGGGCCGAGGGCAGCGCTCGGTGGGACAAGGAGGGGACATGCCTGGCTCATTGTTATCAAAACGGAATCTCCTCTAGAAAGTCGGCGCACGCGCCGTCCTTGGACATAAAATCTAGCGGCGGCTTCTCGTCGTAAAACCCGCAGGTGCCGTCGCGGCGGTCGTGCCAGGTGCAGTGAAAGCAGTCGCTTGGTTTGCGCCGACGCGCCTCGTCCTCTGCGTCGGCCTTGGCGCGCGCCTGTTCAAAGGCCCACTGCAGTAGCTTGTCTTTGTCTGCGTGGGCGGCTGTCACCCGACCAACTCCGCGCCTGGAAACTCTTCTTTTAGCATCTCGGTGGTGTCGTCGCCGATGATGCTCACGTCAACAACGGCGGCGATCTCGCTGGACTTGTAGCCGCCTGGGCCGTTTACAAACGGCTTGCCGTTTAAAGTGTTGGTGTAGTGGACGTTGTGCTCGTCGCTGTCAGTCGGCGTCGCCCAATGCTCTAGCATTGGCGGTATAAAATTGTGGTCGTCGCAGCCCAGCTTCTGGTCTTCGCCAGACAGATCCTTGTCGTGCTTCTCGCACACCCACCTGGCGTTGCCGTCCATCCTCGGCGTGCTGTGGACGCAGGTGCGGCAGTTCATCGCCGGCGCTTTGCGTCCGTGACACACGGGGTGGAAGTCGCAAAACTTGCACTGGTACCACGATGGGTCTTGGCTGATTCGTTCGCGCGGGCGGTCGCTGGCGATGATGCGCTCAGCCTTTTTAATCAACCGCTCGGCGTATTCTTTGTCGTAATTGACGCGCTCAAAGTAAAGCTCGTCGTTGTTCTTATTTATCGCCTGGTACAGCGCACGCTGCAGCTCCATCTTGTGCATATAGACCTGCATCTGAGCGTAGTGCTGGGGCTTGCTCTCTCTGACACCTTTTTTCTCTACGTCCTTGAATGACTTGTCGTTGTGTGTTTTCTGCTCGCTGACGTGCGGCTTGCTCGGCGCTTCGGGCAGGCCCATGACGACGCCGTCAAGGCTGCCGCCGAAGTGGCCGCCTATGTCCTCGATGCGCCACTGGTCATTGGTGTCGGGGTCAACGTCCCATACCTGGAACCCTGCCGACTTTAGCCAGTAATTAAATCGGTTTTCTTCCAGCTGGCCACGGTTAAACAGGCGCAGCAGGCGTGCGTCGTGCAGCACCGCGTGCGCCCATCTGAACGTGTACCAGAGCTTGCGTTCGCACTCGTCGCCAATGATGGACGCACCGAGATGGTAACGCCCTGGCGCGCGCGACTGCTCTGCCTCAATCGCCGCGTTAACGGCGTTGAGTGCAGTGTTGCTTGGCTCTGGGATTGCGACCATTACTTCGCTAAGGCCCACACGCGGATCTTGCCAGGGCGCACTGAGCGGCTGGCGGCTTTTAATCCGCGTCGCTCGATGGCCTTTCGCAGAGGGTGCGTCACGGCGTGCGACGCCCGCCATAGGTCGCGCGATGTCGCATTCTTAGAAACCGGATAGCTCATAAGCACGCTGTCGCCGGCAGTCATCTTCGCCGCCAAGGCATCTGCTTCAGAGCGTTTGACGACAGTCAGTGACCCACGTCGTCGCGCGGGCAGCGGTATGTTTTTCTCAATTTTTAGTTTTGCGGTCATTACTACCCCCACGGCCGTTGTCCAGCGGGGGCAGCTGTCGCGGCAGCTTCTGCGACGCTCTGCGGCGGCTGCGTGTAAGCCGGCGGGCCTACAGGCGCTGCAGGCGGCGGCGTAGCCGCGCCGGCAGGCGCTGCGTAGCCCTTGATCTCGTTGCTTGCGTCGTAACCGTTCTCTGGCGGGCGCACGACCACCTTGATGTCTACATCTTTCCAGTGCAGTTCCTCGCTGTCTGCGCAGCCTGGCAAGCCCATCGCCATACAAATAGCCGCCAAGTCTTGCTTGGCAATCGACTCGGCTTTCGGATTCTTGTTGATCACGTTGAGGCGATCCCAAATTCGTCTACCAGTGTGCGGGCCTTCTTTGATTTCCCAGGTCAGCACCAGCATCTCTCCGCCGGTTTTAGTCTGCTTCATCTCAGACTCAAAAATCACTGCCTTATAAGTGCCTTCGGGGATTGGCGAGAAGTCTTTACCGCCAGAGTTTTCGTTCATTGGCACGTCGGCCACTGCAAAGTTAATTTGTGCCATTTTTATTTCTCCTTAGGCGGGTTTATTGCTTGTTCAATTGCTGCCCATGACAGCGGAATTTCTTGCGGCATGTTGAATCTGTTTTTAGCCAGGTGGCCAACATCCTCGACACAGCCAAGAATGCGCTCACCCATATTGATTCCGCGCGTTCTAGTGTTGCCAAAGCCTGTTTGTTCCGTTTTGGTTGCAAACTGCTGATGCGCAAAAAGCACCGCGTCGCATGACTCAAAAACGTAAGCGGCAGCCTTCTTGTGCAGCTTTATGTTGTAGCGGTGGATGGTGGCGTTGTGGGGGTCTGCAAAACTTATAATTTCACAGTGAGCAATCATCACTATCGTCATTCCCTTGTTCTTGCGCAGACTATTGAGGGCGCGAAACGCCTCTCGCCACTCGTCAAGAGCCATCACATACCCCTTGCCATATCCAAGGCGCTCGATGTTCTCGACGCCGTTGTTTTTACAAACCGCTTCCCAAATCAGCGGCTCTAAGTGGTCTAGACTGTCAATCACCAGCGTCGAAAAGTCGTGGTCGTTGTGTAACGCCGCGAGGGCGTCCATAAAATCCTTCCAAGTCTTTACGAGCGGGAACGAATCAACCTCTAAAAGCCCAGTGCCGTCCTCTGTTCGCAACCAAATAGACTTTGGTGCGCCATAGGCTGTTGTGGTCTTGCCGACGCCACCAGGGCCGTAAATGCACAGCATTGGCGGCTTATCGTTTTCGGTCTTTATTACGCTAGATAGATCAAACGCCATCGTTCGCCTCCTTGACCGTGATATTCGGCTTCTGCTCGGTGGTGGTGATGGCGACAGCCATTTGCTGCCAGGCGTCTGGCTCGTTGTTGATCAAATAGCGGACGCGCTCGTTGTCTAGCGCCTCAACCATTTTTACGGGCCGCAAATCCTCTGGGATTTTGTCTTTGATGCGACGCCACTCGTCCTGGCTGAGCTTGCGGCTAAAGCCGCGCTTCACCGTGATCTTGGTGCCGTTATCGGTCGTAGTGGTGCGGGAGCCGTCAGCCTTCTGCTCCAGGAAGGGCAGCATGTCTTGCTCGATGGCGACGCGCGCATCGCGCGCGGCGGCTTCGGCGGCTTTGTGTTTCAGCCATTGCTGAGCAAGAAGCTCAACGTCAGGCTCGTTGTGGTTTGCTGAATTGTTCAAAACGTCACCTCTTTGTTGTACGAGAGGGACGTTACGTCATTGTGTTGTAGGCGTCAACCTATGGGTGTACGAAATTCTGTAAATAAATTACGTTTTCTTCTGTCGCTGAGTTGAAGTTGCTGATTTCGCGTTCAGTGTAGAGCGTGCGCGACGAGTGTAGACGGTTTTCAAAAGCAGCGTAGCTCAAAACCGATGGCTTGGTTGGGCCAGCAAGCCCGATCACTTGTGTGTGCAGGTCATACCAGATCAACAAAAGTGACATCGACGGGTGTTCGCTCACGCACCAGCCAGATGTGTAGTTCCACTGATACATTTGCGTCGGCGTCGAGTCGATGATCTCTTGGCCTCGCGGACTACTCCAGGTTTTAATATGCAGTTTTTTGAAGGCTGCAGGAACGCGCGCATAACACCCGTATATTGCTGGTTCTGTTGTGGAAACAAACTCAGCAACGAATTTGCCAGACACGATTTTCTCCATAAAACGCTTCACTTCTCTTTCGACAAAAGCGGCTCCCTGGGCACGCATTTTGGTTTTTTCTTTTAATGTTTGCACGTCACTCCTTTCTACAGGTCATTCGCACTCGTTGATTTTTACCCTCGGCGTCAGAAATTTCTGAACAACCGCAAGCGTTAGCTCGGCCTCTGATTCGTTCAAGAGGCCTACGGCCTCGCTCAGCTTTTGATGCGTCGGTCGGTGCTTCACAACGCCAAACGCCAAATACGCCGGCTCGACTTTTAAGAACTCGGCAATCGTTGCCAAGTTCTTGCCATTCGGCGCCATCACGTTTGACTCCCACTTGTGTATCGTGTTTTTTGCAAAACCCGTCGCGTCTGCAACTTTTTGCAGCGACAACCCCGCGCCTTCCCGCAGCTGTCTTATTCTGCTCCCCAATGTTTCCAATTCCATCTTCTAGTCCTTCCTGTTGCAAGTTCGGCAACTTTACCTTTTTCTAGATGATCCAACCATAGGTTGACATACCGAATAAATCACAGTCCGTTCCTGCCGTCAACCTTTGGTGTACAAAAAAACTAATCTTTTGCTTTGATGTTTGGAATCGTTGTAACCGTCAACCTTAAGGTGTACGCTTGCGACAAATTTCAACTAGAGGCATGAAATGACCCCGATTTCAGTGTGGACGCGAATTAACGTCACCAAGCTTGCCGAGGCTTTAGAGATCAGCCGCAACAGCATCTATAAATGGCGGGTGAAGGGGGTCATTCCAGCAGAGCGCGTCGTCGCAGTTGAGGCGGCCACCGATATCAGTCGAGAAGAGCTACGGCCCGACCTATATAAAGTCGCGGCGAATGGCTGAGTCAGCAGCGATGCATGACCCGCGCGACGAGGCGCGTCGTCTGATCGAGGAGGGGCTGACGGTGGTGCCGGCGCATAGGGCGCAGAAGCACCCGCTGGTCAATTGGCGCAAGTACCAGGACGCTGATCCTGTTGATGGCGAAGTAGAGCACTGGCTGTCCAGTGGCCGATATGTTGGCTGCAACTGGGCCATCATCACCGGCAAGCAGGTTGTGGTGGTGGACGCAGACAGCGCCGAGGCCATCGACTACGTTAAAAAGAACGTCACCTATACGCCGCGAACGGTAGAGACGGCACGCGGGCGGCATTTTTATTTTAAAGCCAACCCAGACTATGAGATCACCAACGGGGTGAACCCAGACCTGCGTATCGATGTGCGCGGCGCTGGTGGTGTGGTTATCGCGCCAGGCTCAGTGCATGAGAGCGGGGCCGTGTACACCGAGGTAGTAGACGCCGGCATGGACGGTGATTGGCGTTCGCTGCCGTATCTTTCTGCGCAGGATCTGCGGGCCATCGACGGATTCAACGAGCCGAAGCCGCAGCCAGTGGCGGGCAACCTAAACTTCAAAGTCAGCGACGCCGGCATAAAAGAAGGCAGCCGTAACAACGCTGCCGCCAGCGAAGCTGGCCGGCTGATTGCGCAGGGCCATGAGCCTGCAGAAATTTTGGAGCAGATGCTCGCCTGGGACGCGATAAACCAGCCGCCACTGGGGCGGGCAGTGATTCAGCGCACCGTCGAGTCGATGCTGGCAACGGACGCCGGCAACAAGGCACGCGCCCAGGTTGATTACACGGCGCAAGCCGAGGCGCAGCGCGAAGCGCTGCAGCCGAGGCCGTTTGTGCTCGGCGACGTGGCGGCGATCCCAAAACGGGACTGGGTCTATGGCCGGCACTATATACGCAAATATCTCAGCGTCACCGTAGCGCCAGGCGGGGCGGGCAAGACGGCGATCACCATTGCCGAGGCCGTGGCGATGGCTACCGGCAAGCCAATACTTGGGATTGAGACAACGCCGCGCAAGGTGTGGGTGTGGAACCTAGAAGACCCGTTAGAGGAACTGCAGCGCCGCATCGCGGCGATTTGTCAGCACTACGGCATTACACAAGACGACCTGGGCGACCGGCTTTTGGTCAACTCAGGCCGCGACGAGCCTTTGATTATTGCAGAGCCAATGGGTAGCTCAAACGTGCTGACGCCAGCTGCCGATGTCCTGACCGACCATATAAAGGCGCTTGGCGTTGATGTGATCACCGTCGATCCATTTGTGAGCAGCCACCACCTGTCCGAGAACGACAACAAGGCCATAGACATGGTCGTCAAGCGCTGGGCGCAGGTCGCCAACGACGCAAACTGCTCAGTTGAGCTTGTTCACCACGTCAGGAAGGGCAATCCAACGGTGGATGCGTCGGTGAGTGACGCCAGAGGGGCCAGCGCCCTGGTTGATGCCGCTCGTCACGTCAGGAGGCTGCAACGAATGACCGCCGAAGAGGCGCGTAACGCCAACATCGATGAGTCAGAGTTTTGGCGCTACAGCCGCGAGGGCGACTCCAAAGACAACCTGGCTCCTCCTAGTGGCGACAGCACTTGGAGGAAGATGGTCAGCGTGGATCTGCCCAACGGCGACAACGTCGGCGTTGTGGAGCCTTGGTCGTGGCCGGACGCCTTCAGCGACATATCGGTGGAGGATCTGCGCAGGGTGCAGCGTGCGATAGACGCCGGCGAGTGGCGGGAGGATGTCAGGAGCAAGACTTGGGCCGGCAACGCAGTTGCCGAGGCGCTGGAGCTAGACATAAAAGACGCCAGCGTGCGCTCCAAGGTCAAGACGCTGATCAGCACCTGGGTGGCGAATGACGCGCTGCGAGTAGTCGAGTACGCCGACAGTTCGCGGCACATGCGCAGCTTTGTCCGCGTAGGGGAGTGGGCCGGTGACAGCGACTAGGGTCTGCAAGGTCTGTGAGCAGCAGCTGCCAGAGAGCCGGTTCAGTATTAACCAGGGCTATCGCTCAAACACCTGCAAGGCCTGCCGGACAGACCAGAACAACGCCATAAGGAACTCAAGCGCCAGCGACTTTCTGCGCCAGGCTTTGGTCAGTTTGAAGTCGTCCAGGTCAAAGCAAGGATTTGAATTCACCCTCACACACGACGACCTGTTGGGGATCTATGAAGCGCAAGGGGGTATCTGCGCCCTCTCTGGGGTGCTGATGACCAGGCACCGCGACGGCAGCGGGGAGCGGCCAACCAACTGCTCAATCGACCGAATCAATCCGACCAGGGGCTACACCAGGCGCAACATCCAGCTGGTCTGCTGGCAGGTGAACAAGATGAAACACGGCCTGATGGAGCCAGAGTTTTGGTGGTGGGTGGAAAACATCTGCCGTAACAATGCAGGCGATGTGTAGTGTGGATAGTCCCAAAAAATTACACACAGTTCTCAGCCTCTGCACTGGATACGGTGGCATCGAGCGAGGACTTGGGCTTGCCGGATTTGCACATAGAGTCGTCGCTCATGTGGAGATCGAAGCCTTCGCAGCTGCCAACCTGGTTGCGAAGATGGAAGCGGGACAGCTGGTTCCGGCACCTATCTGGACGGATCTTAAAACCCTGCCAGCACACTGCTTTAGAGAGCGCATTGACCTACTCACTGGCGGTTATCCCTGTCAGCCCTTCAGCGCGGCAGGGCTTCGCAGAGGCGCAGACGACCCTAGACACCTCTGGCCCCATATACGGGGACACATTGAATCAATTAGACCTGTTCGATGCTTCTTTGAAAACGTCGAGGGGCATATCAGCCTCGGACTCAGAGAAGTTATCGAAGACTTGGAAGGCCTTGGTTACGCAACGGCGTGGGGAGTATTCAGCGCGGCTGAAGTCGGCGCGCCGCACCAAAGAAAACGAGTCTTTATTTTGGGCGACACCGTGCGCCAGAGACCATCACCCGAATGGGATGAAAGATGGGTCGAAGGTCGACCTTGGCAACCAAGTGAGGATGTGGCCAACGCCCACGGTGCAGGACAACAACCAAGTGAAGGGCAACCCCGATCACCCGAAGCGCGGGACGACGTTGGGCGGGGCGGTGCGGCAATGGCCGACGCCAACAGCCAGCGACAGCCAGGGTGGAGTCAGAGAGATGGACGGCAAACGGGGGCGGGCTCTGAAGGATTTGCCGCAACAGACGTGGCCAACGCCGTCAGCCAGGGACTACAAGGGCGGCTATCCAGGCGGCAGGATCAGGAACGGGAAGATCAGCAGAGACACTCTCGACGTGGCGGTGCAGCACTCGGACAACCAGAGGCAATCAGCTGGGCAACTGAACCCGACGTGGGTCGAGTGGTTAATGGGGCTGCCTTTAGGGTGGACAGACTTAGGCTCTTGGGGAACGGAGTAGTGCCTCAAACGGCGGCCAAGGCGTGGATAACTTTGCATCAACAACTAGCAAATCAGGAGCCAAAACTGTGAACCAGTGGGTATCAAAAAGTGCGACAGTTGCGACAGTGCGACAGTTACGGACTGTCGCAGATTATACAACTGTCGCAGGCTGGAGGCCCTGTCGCAGCTACGTTTGCGAGTTTGCGACAGTTCAAACTTGCGACAGTTCACTTTTACAACTGTCGCACCTAAAAACCTTATTTAAATCAATAGCTTACAGCTGTGCGACAGTTGCGACAGTTCCCTTATATATAAGACTGGCGCTTAACTGTCGCAGCGCCCGCTTAAAGGCGGGTCGGTGATGGCAAAAATTAAGATCGAGACGGAGCTTGCACCTGGGCAGACCATCACTGCCACCGTGCAACTGGACGACGATTGGCTGCTGATCGATGGCGACGACGACGAGCCGCCAGGCGAGGAGGCGGCGCAGCCGCCGGAGCCGATCAAGTTGGCGGTGCGTGCGGGGGGTGGCCATGAGTAAGGGCGAGGAGCGGTTCGCAGCCCAGCTGGATGCTGCCGGTATTGGGTACGAGCGTGAGTTGATGCTGATCCCTGGCAGACGGTTTCGGTTTGACTTCCTGATCACCGGCACTGACCTGATCGTTGAGGTGGAGGGCGGCACCTGGAGCGGGGGCCGGCACACCACCGGCGCTGGGTTCAAGAAGGACTGCGAAAAATACAATCTGGCGCTGCAGCACGGCTATCGAGTGCTGCGGTACACGACCGATATGGTGACTAGAGGTGATGCGGTGACTCAGGTGGCAGAGGTGCTTGGCGTTGAAGGCGTCAAAACGACGCTGTGAGAGGTTTATATGCGGTGCTTGGTATGTGGTAGCGGGTCGAAGGTAATTGACGTGGATAAGGCTCAGGAGAGCGTTAAGCGGCGTCGCGAGTGTACCCAATGTGGTTACAGGTGGAACACTTTAGAGCAGGTGCTGGGTGCGCCGGTGAAGCAGAAGCCGCAGCAGCCGCCAGAGCCGGCGAAGCCGGCGGGCGGCGCGCGGCGGTTGCAGGCCGTGAAAGACCTGGCAGAGATATTTGACGAGGACTTAGACGACATTATGAGAGAGTTAGGTATATGAGTGGGCGACCGATACTGCGAGAGCAATTGCGCAAGCTGGACGAGCTTGGCGAGGAGAAGATCTTTTCCGTCATTGAGGGCGGCATGACGACGCGGGCTGCGATCAAGCACTTTGAGGTTGGCAACCGCACGTTCTACAAGTGGCTGGATAGCGACGAGGGTAGGCGACAGCGATACTTCCAAGCGCGTAAGCGCTGGGCCGATATGATGGCCGAGGAGGTTGTCGATATTGCCGATGGCGCGGTGGATGCGCACGACGCTACGGTTCGCAAGCTGCGCATAGATGCGCGAAAGTGGGTGGCGTCGAGGGTCAATCCCGATGAGTGGGGCGAACGCCGTGATCCGCTGTTGAACATCAGCCTGGGCGACCAGCATTTGACGGCATTGAAAGACCTGGTAAATGGCCAGTTGATCGAGCAAGATGAGGGCGAAACCTAGCTGCGGCACACTGCCGCGCACTGCCGCCAATGCGCGTGGGAACGTGGCCTTTCGGGGCCAGGTTAAGGGGAATTTGGCCGTGGAACACTGCGCATAACGTAGTGCAAAACTGTTAGGTCAATTAAATCAATGACTTACGAGCCGTTTTCGCATAATCCGCATTATGTTAAATACGATTATGGCCCTATACCCCCCCCTCAAAGCACGCTGGGGGTGGGGGTGGAGGCTTTAGCCCGCAGTCACCGAAAAAAAATTTTACTTTTTAGATTTTCGCTTCTTAGCGGTCTTTGCAGCAGCTTTGAAAGCCGCAGCGGTAGGCGCACCCTTGGTGCCAGGCTTGCGCATTTTCTCTTTCGATCCCGCCTTAATGCGCTTTCTCTTGGCGGCTATGTTGGCATACAGCCCTTTCTTTGGCATATCTATTTCCTCGATTTTGAGCCGGCGCACTTCCACCGCTTTCGCGACAGCCGCAACGGCGAGTTAGGGTTTTTGGCGGCCTTAGGGTTGCGCTTCATCTGGCCTGCCGACCTGGCGCAGTAGCTGTCGCCTTTTTTGGTGCCAGGCCGAACCCGCGGCCCGCCGTCCGCTGCGCGGCCAGCTTGGCCGTAGCTCACTTTCTTGCCGGCCTTGGTGATCTTCACCTTGGCCTTGCCCCTGGCGGGCGTGTTACGGCCGGCCACTAGCGCGGGGGATAGGGAGGCTTAGGGCCTCTGGAGTTGGTGCCGGCTGCGCCGGCCGCGCCGCGCGCTTTGCGCGCCGCAGCGCCCTGGATCTTGCGCATCCGCGCCATGTTCTTTTTGTGAGTTCCGTACATTTTTGTGCGTCCTATATATGGGTGTCCAGATTTTCCCACAGCCATCGAAATAAATTAATGTCACCCTATGGGTGGACAGAAAGATCAAAAATCGAGAGAATGTCCCTATCGTTAATTAAGGGACAACGAGATGACAATTAAAGTTTACCAATTTGATTTGACCGACGCCGAATACGATCTGCTGAACGAGAAGGGCTGGGGCGCTTCTGCAAGGATCACCGCGTACTTAAATCTGAGCTTTGGACAAATCGACCCAGTGACTTGGTTTCACACATACGAACACGTTGCGACGGTTTCGTCAGACGATCTCAACGAGACGTTCGCCTTGATGAATCGATGGGATCAGCCTGAGCGAGTCGAAAAACACGCACAAGCATACAGTCTGTCTGTCGGAGACATTTTAGAGCGCGGAGGCGAGTTCTACCTGGTTGCCAAAACAGGCTTCACCCAATTCACACCAGCAGAGGCCGCGTAAGCGGCCAGGGGGCGATATGGATCTTGTATTAAACATTACTAGTCTTGACGTTGGCCGCCTCTGGCACACCGGCTCTAAGTCGTTCTACCACGACCAAGCAGACCGATTTGAATTGGAGCCTAAAGACGAAGTCGGCGAGGGCGGGGTAATGATTTGGTGCGGAAAACAATACCTAAACGCAAAAATAATACTGTCTTATTTTGACAGCATGGGCGGCGACTACAGGCTGGTCTGCACCGCCCTTATGTGGGACACCGATTGGCAAGAGTGGTGCATATGGATGGATTTTGATTCTGTCGCTGACGTGTCTGTTGATTATGAGGGCGCAAAATGACCGACCGATTCTACCTCGCAACCCAGGCGCTAAAGCGCCTGCCTGCCATATACGGCAACAAGGGCGAGGCCGCCAAGTCTGGCGTCGTCACGCCCGATAAGGTGGCGACCATCTCCAGGCTGCTGGACGCCAACGTCGCCAAGGCCGAGATCGCCGACCAAGTGGGGCTGCACGCCAGCACGATCTACAACCTGGCGCGCAAGCATAAGCGCGGCAATTTATAGCTGCGGTAAAACCCTCCACCCCTTTTACCGCATACACCACTGGTATAATTCGGCATGGCTGAAAACCCATATATTGCGTTTGTTAAGCGCTTTCGTAACGACCCCGTCGCATTTGTTGAGGGCGTCTTTAACGTAACCCCTGACCCCTGGCAGCAAGATTTCCTAAAAGCCATCGCCTCCGGCGAGCGCAAGCTGAGCGTCCGCTCTGGCCACGGCGTGGGCAAATCAACGGCGGCCAGCTGGGCCATGCTCTGGTTTTTGCTTACGAGATTTCCAGTCAAAATTGTAGTAACGGCGCCCACCAGTGCGCAGCTGTTCGACGCCCTGTTTGCCGAGGTTAAGCGCTGGATCAACGAGTCGCCCGAAGCCGTTAAGCAGCTATTGGAAGTAAAAAGCGACCGCGTAAGCCTTAAGGCCGCGCCAAGCGAAGCATTCATAAGTTGCCGAACCAGCCGCGCCGAAACGCCAGAGGCGCTGCAGGGCGTTCACGCCGATAACGTGATGCTCATCTGCGACGAGGCATCAGGCATACCAGAGGCCGTGTTTGAGGCCGCCGCAGGCTCTATGTCTGGCGAAAACGCCGCCACGCTATTGCTTGGCAACCCAACCAGGGGCAGCGGATTCTTTTTTGACACGCACCACCGGCTTTCTGGCGAGTGGTGGACGCGCCGCGTCAACTGCGAAGACTCTCCCCGCGTATCGGACGAGTACGTCAAAGAGATGGCGCTGCGCTTTGGAGAGCAGTCCAACGCCTACCGCGTCCGCGTCGAGGGGGAATTTCCCCTTAGAGACGATGACACCGCCATACCTCTGGAATTGGTCGAGTCGGCGCAAAGCCGCGACGTGGTGGTGAATGAGGACGAGCCGATCATCTGGGGCCTGGACGTTGCCCGCTTTGGCTCCGCAAAGAGTGCGCTTGCGAAGCGCCAGGGGCGCGAGCTTAAAGGCATGCAAACCTGGCAGGGGCTGGATCTGATGCAGCTGACGGGCGCCGTTGTCGCCGAGTATGAGGGGGCAGGGCCGCGCCAGCGGCCGGTGCAGATATTTGTAGACTCGATTGGCGTCGGTGGCGGGGTTTGCGACCGGCTGCGCGAGCTAGGGCTGCCGGCAGTTGGGATCAACACCGGCGAAGCGCCAAGCACTAAGGGAACCTACAGCAACTTGCGGGCAGAGCTTTGGTTCAAGGTAAAAGCCTGGTTAGAGGCCCGCGACTGCAAGATCCCGAAAGACGACAACCTGGTGGCCGAGTTGGTGTCGCCAAAATATAAATTTACAAGCAGTGGCAAGCTGCAGATCGAGTCCAAGGATCAGATGCGTAAGCGCGGCCTTGCAAGCCCTGACCTGGCCGATGCGCTGGTGCTGACGTTCGCCGGCCCCGCATCAATAATGGCAGGACAGAGCAGTGCGGCGTACAACTGGAACGCTCCGCTGCGGAGGAACTTAGCCGTTACCTGATAAAATATCTTTTGAAAAACCAGAAGATATTGGGGTGCGCGTGGCTAAAACAGAATCACATACCTACCAACGCGGCCCAAGCGGGCTGAAAGACGCCGCCAGCGACATCGCTAAGATGATGGAGCGCAGCGCCAAGCCTAAGAAAAAAGCCGGTAAGAAGAAGTAGCCTTGGGCATCCTTGAGCAGCTTGCCGAGCTAAAAATGGCCGAGGCGCGTGCCATGCACGACGCCGCGCAGTCTGTGAAGCCAACGCCGGCCCAAGCCGCTTACATGGCCGCCAGCATGGCCCCTGGGTTTGCGTCGGCAGACGCAGCCGGACAAGCGGGCCGTATGCCTGGCCCAAACGAAACCCTGCAGCAAGGCCTGTTAGCGCCTGGGGTTTCGATCAAGGAGAACTTTCAGCGAGGGAATTACCTAGACACCGGCCTGCAAGGGCTTGGCCTTTTAGGCGACGCCGCATACGCAGTCCCGTTGGCCGGCCCCGCACTCGCCGGCGCATTGAAAGCCCCCAGGGCGGTATCACAAGTTGCGAAATTGCGCGCGTTTCACGGCTCTCCGTACAAATTTAATAGATTTTCTGATGATGCAATAGGCACTGGCGAAGGCGCACAAGCCTATGGTTATGGCCATTATTTGGCTGAGCGAGAAGGCACCGCGCAAAGTTATCGAGACTCTTTAACACCCCGCGACATGGATTACGAAAAGTATCTCATGGATGAGTACAAGCTCGCTGAATCTAATGAAAACTATGAGCGTATGGAAATGTTAGAGCGTGCAATGATGCACGACACGCCAACGGACTTCCGCACGTTAGCAACCGATTCCGATTACGACGACAACTACCGGCAAATGGCAGCCGATATGGCTGACGAGATAGAAAGCACCGGCACAAATTTCGGGAGTATGTACGAGGTTGAGGTAGATGCTGACCCCAGCGAGCTACTTGGTTATGACCAGCCATTGTCTAAGCAATCGCCTGATTTACAACGTCGAGTAAACCAAGCAATAAAAGCCTCACGTTCTCCGTTACTAAAAAAAGAAACCGATGAGCTATACCAAGGCTTGCTTGCAGAAGGATTCGAGCCGCCGATGGTTGATGGCAAGCCTGTTGAGCAATTTGGCAACGAAGCTCTTGCAGAAATAACCGGCAATTTGCGTATGGCGCGCGATGCGGAGCTTGGTCGTATTAATGCAGAGATGTCCAAGCAAGCCAAAATCATGGAGCCATACGAAATCCCAGGTCGTTTTGGCAAATACACCGACCCTAAAGGCGAAGCTGCGAAAAAAAAATACGATGCCTTGATGGGTGAGAGGTCTCGACTACCAGATAATTTTAACCAACGTGCCGCGCAACTTCTGAAAGAAGCAGGCGTTAAAGGCATCAAATATGCCGACGCACAAACGCGCTTCTCACCTGGCGAAAAAACCAGCAATTACGTCATTTTTGACCCGCGACTGATTGAAATATCACGACGTTATGGCGTCCCAATCGCCGTTGCAGCAGGAATGCTGTCGCAGATGGATGCCGAAGTAACGCAACAACCAAAAGGCTTACTCTAATGGCCGAACCATACGAAATTGACATCGAAGACGAGGAGTACATCGAGGTTGACCCCTCGATGGCAACCGAAGAGATCCAGGCCGCCGTACAGCAGGCCATAGAGGACGCGGTTGATTACATAGACAACACCATATCGCCAGTGCGCGCGACCGCCGCCGAGTATTACAACGGCGAGCCTCTTGGTAACGAGCAAGAGGGCCGCAGCACCGCGCAAACTATGGACGTTCGCGACACAGTGCAGGCGATGCTGCCAAGTCTGATGCGGATATTCTGCGGCTCTGACCACGTCGTTGAGTACGCACCTACTGGCCCAGAAGACGTTGAGATGGCCAAGCAGGCTACTGATTACGTTAACTACATACTCAATCAAGACCAAGACACGCCTTACATCGAGATCATCTATTCAGCGATGAAGGACGCATTGGTCAAGGGGCAGGGTTTTCTCAAGTATTACTTTGACGAGACAGAAACCACACAAAGCTACGACCTAGAGAACCTGGACGACCAGGCGCTGAACGCGCTGAACGCAGACCCAGACATTGAGATCGACATGCTGATGTCTGTCGTGTCTGACGAGTCGCCAGAGCCGCTGCACAAGGTGCGTGTTACCAAGCGTAACAAAATCGGCAAGGTGAAAGTCATGTCGGTGCCGCCAGAGGAGGTGCTGATTAACCGGCACGCCCGCAGCATGGACGACGCCGAGCTAGTGGCCCATCGCGCTTACTTACCAATCAGCGACCTGGTCGAGATGGGCTACGACCGCGACGAGATGGAGTCCTTCGCCACCGACGAGGATGACTTCGACCTGTTTAACCAAGAAGCGCGCGAGCGGTTCTTTGACCAGCGCGATGTTGACTACCGAGATCCATCGCGCCGGCGAGTGCTGTACGTTGAGGCCTATGTCCACCTGGATGTAGATGGCGACGGGGTCAGCGAACTGCGCCGCGTATGCTGCGCCGGCCCGAACTACGAAATACTGCGCAACGACCCAGCCGACCTGGTGCCGATTGCGTTATTCCAGCCAGACCCAGAGCCGCATACCGCCCTTGGCGGTCTGAGCATTGCCGACCTGACTATGGATATCCAGCGCATCAAGAGCGCCGTGCTGCGCGCCAGCCTGGACAGCCTGTCTATGTCTACACACCCGCGAGTCGGGATCGTCGAGGGCCAGGCGTCGCTAGAGGATGTGATGAACGTCGAAGCGGGCGGCGTTATCCGCATGCGTCAACCTGGCGCGGTTGTGCCGTTTAACCTGCCCTTTGTTGGTAAGGAGGCGTTTCCGATGCTGGGCTACCTGGACGAGATGCGCGAAAACCGCACCGGCATATCGAAAGCAGCTGACGGTTTAGACCCAAGCGCGCTGCAGTCCAGCACCCTTATGGCCGTGCAGCAGACTGTGGCAGCTGCCCAGCAGCGTGTTGAGTTGGTTGCCAGGCTGTTCGCCGATGGCGGCATGACCCAGCTGTATAAGGGCCTGCTGCAGCTGATCATCAAGCACATCGACAAGCCTCGCATGATCCGGCTCCGCAACCAGTTTGTGCCTATGTCGCCAGACCGCTGGAACGCAAACATGGACGTTGTTTCCAACGTCGCGCTAGGAAAAGGCGGCGACCAGGAGCGTATGGCGATGCTGCAGCAAGTGGCGGCTAAGCAAGAGCAAATCCTGCAAACGCTAGGCCCGCAGAACCCCCTGGTCGATATGAACAACTATTTTCAGACCCTTACCCAGATGCTGGAGATTGCGGGCTTCAAAGACCCGCTGCGGTTCTTTAAAGACCCAGCGAACTTCCAGCCGTCGCAAGAGCCGCCTAAGCCTGACCCGAACGAGGCGCTGATGCAGGTGCAGATGCAGGCCATCCAGGCAGACATCCAAAAGAAAGCGGCAGAGCTAGAGCTAGAGAGAGAAAAAATGCAGCGCGAAGACGACCGTCGCAGAGATAAGGACGAGGCTGATATCGCACTCAAGGCAGCCGAGATCAATGCCAGGTACGGCGCGCAAGTTGATACGGCTCAGATCAAGGCGAATTCAGACCGAGACCGTGAGTTGGTCAAGCAATTAACCGCACAAAGACCAAATGGCATTTAACCAGCAGGAATTAATCAACATCCAGAGGATGACCCAAGATCCTGACTTTAAGGGGGTGATCGAAAATCTACGGCTCGAATATTTCGAGAAGTGGTGCAAAGAACGCAAACCCGATCTACGGGAGCGCTTGTGGCTACAACAGGAAGTCCTAGACGACGTTGTCACGCAAATGCGTGCCGCCGCCGACCAACTGGCTTTCGACAAATATAGGAACGGTTAGATGGATGATAGAATAGAAGCACGCGAACCCCAAGATATGGGGGCTTCCACAATTGGAGGCGCGCAACAGATTATCGCAGACATGTTGGTTCCCGAAGAGGATAAGACCGAGCAGGTTAGCGAGACAGTTGACGAGTCCCTTGAGGGCGAGGTGTTGGAAGATGACGCCGAGTACGAAGAGGCCGACGAGGCACTCGACTTGGAAGACGCCGACATCGATCTGGATGACGACGAATACGAGCAGGAAGAGGAAGCCGAGCCTGCCGCCGAAACATTCACAGTCAAAGTGGCTGGCGAAGAGGTTGAGGTGGGGCTTGATGAACTTAAAAACGGCTAC